GTGCAACTTCCGGGTGGTGTTACCTTAAATGGTAGACAGTTGTATGATGATGCTACTCAGGAAATGTTGCGGTTAGAAGATAAACTGCGTAATACATATGAGTTGCCTGTTGACTTTTTTGTAGGATAAGGTATAATGGCAACTAATCTTTACTTTAGTCAATCAGTAAAATCAGAACAAGATTTATACGAAAATATTGTTATCGAATCTCTCAAGATGTATGGGCAAGATATATTCTATATGCCTAGAACACTTGTAGCAGAAGATAAAATCTTTGGTGAAGATGTTGCATCTAAGTTTGAAGATGCTTACCAGATTGAAATGTATCTGGAAAACATTGATAACTTTGATGGAGACCAAGAACTCTTTAGTAAGTTTGGTGTAGAAATCAGAGACAGAGCTACACTTCATGTTTCTAGACGTAGATGGCAAGAAGTTGCCTTTGACCATTCATCTTCACAGAGTAGACCAAATGAAGGTGACTTGATCTTCCTTCCATTATCAAATCAAATCTTTGAAATCATGCGAGTGATTGATGATCAACCATTCTATCAGTTATCTAATCTTCCAACATTCCGTATGGAGATTGAACTGTTTGAATACAATGATGAAGACTTTGATACTGACATTGCACAGATTGATCAGATTGAACAGGACTATGCTTACCAGTATATCCTGACTCTATTTGATAGTGCCTATGATAGTGATGCATTACAAATAGGCACAACTATCCAGCAAAGTCTTGCTAACAACGTTACACTCTCTGCTGAGATTGCTAAGTGGAATGATAGTTCTAATGAAATATCACTTGTCCATCTTGGAGCAGATGATGGTAAGTATCATGTCTTTACAACGGGTAGTGTTTCGAACATCTTCTCAACTGGTCTTGGAACCGATAGTGCATCCTACACTGTAATTTCTACCAGAGAAAATAATCAAATTCAAGTAACACAACAAAATGATATCTTTGAAACTGAAGGTGATAATATTATTGACTTTAGTGAAGGTAATCCGTTTGGAGAGGTGACATAAAATGCTAAATCAGCACTTCTACCATGAAAAGATTCGTAAATGCGTAGCTGTATTTGGAACACTATTTAATAATATTTACTTGGTTCGTAAAGACTCTAGTGGTAGTGCTATCAGTCAAATCAAAGTTCCACTAAGTTATTCTCCAAAACAAAAGTATTTGGATCGTATTCGTGAAACAGAAGACATGTCTGATGCTAAATTAGCAATCAAACTCCCTAGAATGGGATTTGAAATGTCGTCTCTTTACTTTGACCCTACTAGACAATTACCAAAGACGAATAACTTTACAGAAACTGTTGTTTCAGATAACAATAAAAAGACTAAGTTCTTTACTGCTGTTCCCTATATTCTAAACTTTCAATTGAATATTCTGGCAAAGACAAATGAAGATGCTGTTCAAATACTTGAGCAGATTATACCTTTCTTCAATCCTACCTTTACTATTACTATGAAACAGTTTAGTGATTATCCTAATATCAAAGAAGATATTCCTATTTCTTTGATTGGCATTTCTTTTAGTGATGATTATGAAGGTTCATTAGAGAACAGAAGAACTATCATATATACATTAGACTTTGAAATCAAAACTAACTTCTATGGTCCGATTGCAGATAGTTCTATCATCCGTAAGGCTATTGTTGACTTCCGTGATCCAGACATTCCAACTGTAGGTTCTTACAGTCTTACAGATTCAGACAACTTGTTTGAACGTATTATTATTGAACCAAACCCGTTGAATGTAAGTCCTGATAGTGACTATGGATTTACTGAAACATTTATTATTCCGGGTGAAGGGGACAGTGTATAATGACTAGTAGTATTGTGCCAAAGAGAGATATTCCTGAGAGTGTTCATTCTAGTTATGATGAAGACCTAGACCTTATTCGTTCTACTCTTAGGTCTCTTCTACACTCAGGTGAAGAAGGTCTGAGAATGGCACAAGACTTGGCAGAAGAGTCTGAACATCCCCGTGCTATTGAAGTCTTGACAGGGATGATTAAACAACAAGCTGATAATGCACATGCACTATTAGCAATGCATAAAAAACACCAAGAGATTAATGTTACTCAAACTAAAGGTAATATTGGTGATGATACCAAATCTCTTACACAAAATGTATTTGTAGGTTCCACAGCAGAGTTACAAAAAATGCTGCGGGGCGATGATAATGAAAAGGTAATTGATAATGTATATGACAGAACTGACCAGAGGAATATTTAAACTCCTTAAAAGACTCATTGGTGAGTCTAGTGTCCTACTAGCAATAATTTATACTTTAGGGCATATTATTATTGCTACAATCTGCAACTGGTTAATTACAGGTGCAGCTATGGAGTTAGCAGCATTAGATGCTATTATTGAACCAATCATTAATGGTTTCTGGTTCTATGCACTTCATAAATTAGCAAAGAGATATTTTAAGAGTGAATGAAACTTACCTCGGTAATGCACAGGTCAAGAAAGATGGTGTGCAGCAGGGATGGTCTAAAGAAGATATCCTAGAATATCAGAAATGTATGACTGACCCTGTATACTTTGCTGAGACTTACGGCAAGGTAATTAACCTTGATGACGGTCTAACACCTTTCAAGATGTATCCTTACCAAAAAGAAATGTTTAAGCATTTTGAAGATAATAGATTTTCTATTGTTCTTGCCTGTAGACAGTCTGGTAAGTCTATCAGTTCGTGTATGTATATTCTTTGGTATGCATTATTTCATCCTGACCAGACTATTGCTGTGTTAGCAAACAAAGGTGCAACTGCTAGAGAAATGCTTTCTCGTATTACTCTTGCACTAGAGAATGTTCCATTCTTTTTACAACCCGGCACTAAAGCACTAAACAAAGGTTCTTTAGAGTTTTCAAATAACTCTCGTATTATTGCAGCTGCTACTTCTGGTTCATCTATTCGTGGTCTGTCTGTAAACCTTTTGTTCCTAGATGAGTTTGCATTTGTAGATGATGCTGCTACCTTCTATACCTCTACCTATCCTGTAGTATCATCCGGTAAAACTTCTAGAGTTATTATTACTTCTACTGCTAATGGTATTGGTAATATTTTCCATAAAATTTATGAGGGGGCATTACAGTCCACAAATGAATTTAAACCCTTCAGAGTGGACTGGTGGGACGTTCCGGGACGTGATGAAGAGTGGAAGAAGCAAACTATATCTAATACCTCAGAGTTACAATTTCAGCAAGAATTTGGAAATACGTTTTTTGGAACAGGTAATACACTTATCTCTGCTGATGCACTAATGAATATGAAGGCTGCATCTCCACTTGCTGATATGGGTGATGTTAAAGTCTATGAAGAACCTAAGAAGAACCATGACTATATTATGACAGTAGATGTTGCTAAAGGTCGTGGACAGGACTATTCTACATTTAATATTATTGATATTTCTACTAATCCTTTTAAGCAAGTTGCTTGTTATAGAAACAATATGATTTCACCTATTCTTTTCCCTGATATTATTCACAAGTGGGCAAAGAGATACAATGAAGCATATGCTATTATTGAATCTAATGATGCAGGTTCTGTAGTTGCTAATGGACTATACTATGATATTGAATATGAAAATGTTCATGTAGAGTCAATGATCAAAGCTGGTGCTATTGGCATGACTATGAATAGAAAAGTCAAACGCATCGGTTGCTCTAACCTAAAAGACTTAGTAGAAGAAAAGAGACTTGAACTTATAGACCTAGACACGATTAGTGAATGTTCTACATTTGAGGCAAGAGGTAATTCTTTTGAAGCATCTGATGGCAACCATGATGACCTAGTAATGAACTTGGTTATGTTTGCATGGTATGTTGGTAGTGAAGCATTTGTCAATCAAACTGATATGACAATAAAACAAATGCTTTATGAGCAGCGCAATAAAGAGATTGAAGACGATATTGTCCCTGTAGGTATCATTGATGATGGTGTAGACAGAGACGAAACAGAAGTAGTTGGAGGTGATGTTTGGACCTCAGAAAGAACAGAAATGTTCTAAGATCAGATATTTATAAATAATATCGTGTTTTGAAACTACCTTATTATGGATAACTTATTATTAATCCAAACGAAAAAGAGGAAGACTCATGGCTTTTTTCACGCCTTCTCTGTCTCCAGCTGTAGTAACCCGTGAGATTGACCTCACAGGGTATGTGCCAAATGTCGGAACCACCACAGGTGTTTTCGCAGGTAACTTCCGTTGGGGTCCAGTAGATGTACCAACATATGTGTTTAATGAAGCAGACCTTGTAGAGAAATTTGCTTCTCCTGACACCAATAATTCAGTGGACTTCCATTCCGCTGCATACTTCTCAAAATATTCTGATCAACTTTTAGTAATTCGTGCCTTAGATAGTGGTTCTTCCACAGCACTTAATGCATACCATGTCGATACTGTTTCCAGTTTTGCCAACGTTGTAGGTTCAACTAGAGACTCCAATGCTCCTGCTATTCTTAACGAAGCAGACTTTGATAATAGACGTGGAACTGTGCTGGATACTGCTTCTACAGGTTTCCACGGGTTCTTAGCAAAGTATCCGGGAACTTTGGGCAACTCTCTTGACATTCAAATCTGCCCATTTAATACTGGTGCAGATTCGGCATTTACGTCTTGGGGACTTGTAAATAGTTTCAACGAAGCTCCTGCTACATCTCCTTTTGCAACAGGCAAAACTGCTACCAACGATGAAGTTCATGTTGCTGTAGTAGATAGAGGTGGCGAGTTTACTGGAACTAAAGGCACTGTTCTTGAAGCATTCCCATTCGTATCTTTGGCATCTAATGCAAAGAATGCAGATGGTTCTACCAACTACATTGCAGATGTAATCAACAATCAGTCGTCCTATGTATGGCTTGCTGATGCTGCTAACATTGACTCTGACTATAGAGTTGCTGGTGCTGGCACAGATGCTGATACAAGCACTGATTTTGCTTTGATTGAAAGCAAGCAGGTAGTGAAGACTGTTACTCTTGCTAATGGTGCAAATGCTCAATCTTTAGGTGCTGGTGCTTATGCTACAGCATTTGATAAAATCGAAGATGCTGATGCATATCAGGTAGACTTCCTAATTGCTCCGGCAGTTAGTGGTGGCACTGATACTGCTCAAAATACAAAAGCAGATACTATCATTACAGACTTGAATAGCATTGCTGCTACAACTCGTAAAGATTGTATCGTAGTTGCCTCTCCACCTAAGCATGCAGTAATCAATACTACAACTCCTGTAGCAGATACTATTGCATTTGCAAATACACTTCCTTCTAGTTCTTACACCTTCTTGGATAACAACTGGTTGAAAGTATTTGACAAGTATAATGACGAATACATCAATATTCCAGCTGCTGCGTCTACTGCTGGTCTGATGGCACAGTCTGACTTTAATACTGCTCCTTGGTTCTCACCAGCTGGTCTGAGAAGAGGACAATACTTTGGTGCTGTAGAT